AGCAAGGTGGTAAACTTAAAGAAGTACAATCGTTTGGTAAAGGAGCAAGAAGTATTATTAAATATGAATTTGATAATCATAAAGTAAAGATAAGCAATGGAGATATATGTACACCAGAAATAGTATGGCAAAATAGTTATGATGGTACAATAGGATTAAATATTATGGGTGGAGCATTCAGATTAGTATGTACAAATGGATTAGTAATTGGTGTAGTTGCTGAGAAATACAAAAACAAACACATCATACAAAACATGGAATTGAAAGACATTGATGGTGTAATTGAA